ATCCAACAAGCCTAAGGTTAATGTGATTCCGTCCGGCGTTCCGCAGCCGCCGGGAAACGAGTAACGCCAGGCGGAACCGCCTCGTGCGTGTTCGTCCTGGCAAAAGAGACGGGCTGGTCAATGGAAACAATCTTATGGGATACACCCCTGCATTTAGTCCATCAGGCGGAACACGTTTTCATGTACATGAATGGGGCCAAGTTGCGCCGGCCTTACGCAGTGGTAGGCACAGATCTCCGTGACATGGAGAAAGCGTTAGGACTATGAAACCAAGCCTTATTCTCGATAATAAAAAAATTAATAAGGCTCTCAATCTATGGAAAAAATTAACTGAAGAGGAGAGGGCAAAAGAATTAAAGAAATCTGGAAGATCTCTGGCCGTTCGATTGGCAAACGCAACTCAGCCTTTTGGATTAAATGCAAAGGCAAGAAAAAAGGGTGAGAACGCTGTCCTAGAAGATATTGCCGCAATTACAAAGCCTCTGAGCAGGCGCTGGATGGATGAAGCAAGCCGCTTTAAGCAGCTAGATCCAGCGGCCTTTAGGCGTCGCTTTACAAACAAGGCGGGTCAGGTCTGGCTTGAGGAAGAGGATTTAGAATTGAATTCTTCCTCCATAAAAGAATTTCATCAAAAGATGCGAAACAAAGGCAACGGAAGAACTACACAGGCTGGCATGGGTGATCTTAACATTGGTCGGCACAAAGCTGCTAACCGTGGATTTATACTTAAAGTACAGCAGCAAAAATACATTAAAGAGACGCAAAAAAAAGTCGGTATTGCAAAAGCTGGCTGGGCAAAGTGTGCCTCAGAGCTAGGCGGATTTGATGGCGTAAAAGGTGTTGGGAAAATTCAAGACTGGATTCAAAAACTTATATCAAAATATGGAAGTGGGTCGGTAGTTCTTAATAATAAATATGTTAAACTAACAAACAGCATACCGTGGATTAGTAGGGCATTAGGCCGGTCTGCATTACGCAAGAGTCTTGACATCCAGCGAGAGACATTAGCCAAAAGCGTGATTGCCATCGTGAAACATAATTCCAAAAAAGCAGGGTTCGCGTAATGGACGCCACAGCCACAGCCAAGCTCGCACTAGACGCATCCGGCTTTGATCGTGGCCTAGCCACGGCTCAGTCGTCAGTAATGCGATTTGCCAAAACTACGGGTGGCTTAATAGCTGGCGCTTTTGCTTTAGACAAAATCATCGCAGGCTTTTCTAGCGCGATTGAGAAGGGCGACCAGTTGCAGGATATTGCGGAAAAGTTCGGCGTTTCCGCCAGTAAATTGCAGCTTCTGGGCAACGCAGCCAGCGTGTTCGGCAGCGGGATTGATCAGGTATCAGCAGGCTTAAACAAACTTTCACTAGCACAGCAGAAAGCTCTGGCAGGCGATAAGGGCTTAGCCGAGACATTTGCCGAAGTTGGAATCAGTTTGGATGAACTGCGCTCAATGGCGCCAGAGGATATTCTGCTCAGAATATCTGACAGCTTTGCCAGTGGGGCGAACGAGGGCCGTCAGTTCATAATTGTAAATGAACTCCTAGGCAAAGCGCAGACCGATCTGATTAAAGTTCTAAATCAAGGATCTGCTGCAATTATTGAGCAGGGCGAGAACATTGGCGTATATACGGACGAACAGATCGCAAGTCTTTCCGCCTTATCGGATTCGCTAAAACAATTTCAAAATCTTGCTAGCATCGTCTTTGGAGCTACCGCCACAGCCATCATGGACGCAGTGGAGGCTTATGCCAGATTCGCCGCGATTAAGCCTCTGATTAAATTCTTTGACCAGGCAAAGCCGGGATCAAGCAAGGCTGGCAGGGGTTCGGTCGACGTGACGGAAAGCGCAGATGCCATGGCGGCCGTAGTTGAAGAAAAGAAAAAGTTAGACAAGAAACTGTATGACGAGGAAATTTACGACATTCAGGAGGCCGCAAGACTTGAGGCCAACCGCGATAAGACAATCTTTGACCGCATGATGCGCGATGCGGAATTCGCAAGAGACGAAAAAAGCAGAATCCTTCAGCTTGAAAAGGAAACTGCCATCAAAAACAGGGAGCTGGTCATGCGTGGGATGGAGGCGTCTGGAACTATTCTGGATCGTGTCCGGGCCGCAGCTGAACGCATGGGCATGGGCGGGCTGATTCGGCAGATTGATGTGCAAAGGCAACAGCAACAAAGGCAGACCGATATATCCCTAATTTCTGGTATTGGCGCAAGGCCCGGAGAAAGGCGCAGCTTCCGAGACAATGAGCAAATTAACGCCCTTACGCAAACCGAGGGCGATTTGCAGAGGCAACAAAACGCCGATCTGCTGAATAGCTTTAATGATATGCAGAAAATCGTTTCAAATATCTTAACGAAAATCGATGACAAACTAGGAGTGCCGATCTTGAAGTCGGCTTATTGATATGGCTGTTAGCATAGTCAACACGGTGCTCAACGCTGGCGGCAAGGTTCTCCGCAAGACAAGCCGGTCAACGTCGGTAGACGGTTTAGTAACGCTCGTCGAAAACTATACGATCCGCCTTGCGGATATTGGGTCACTTGAGCCGGATACGGGTATTACGCACAGCGCTTTCTCTACAGCATCGACTAAATACACGAGGATGCTTGTCGAAACCACGGCCGTTAATCCCCTGGATGGCGATCTTGCGGATCTAATCGTTACCTACGTCGGGCTAGATTACGCATCTGGGCTGCCTTCCGCCTATATTACCGCAGTGGGCCAGCCAGGAGTGGGCGTGTTTGGGGCAGATGCGGCCATCGTTGTTAAATACATTACGCAAGATTCCCTATTTGATACACTTAAAGGAGGCAACATTTCGCTTAATCTTGGCGGGACAAGCCTCACTCTTCCTACAAAACGCCTTATGCCGACAAGCATTAACGGAACTGCTTTGCCGCCAAACCCCAGAGGCCGTGAATATCGACGAAGCAAAAATACTGCTGAGGCTCAAGCCACCGCCAATGTTGCTTTTGAATCATACTTAAAAGCAAATCCAGTAGGCATCGGAGGAATAGCACTTCCACCCATTGTTAGTTACGCTCCTCAAAATGAATGGATTTATGCTGGATATGTTCAGAGTGGAATCAGCTTTCAACGCAGGGGATTATTCAACCAGATTGAGGAGCAGTTTACCGAATACTTCCGCGGCACAGACATATTTTATCAGACCGACGGCACGATCAACTTTGCAAAGGTCAATTCCTTCTCTGATGTAAATTACTCTTTCTAAAGTTATGGCTGAAAATCCTTCACCGCCAAAATTGCCAGGCAAAAGCCAACCACTCCGAACCATTAGGGAAACACCAAATGGCGTCGGTATCTCCGCAGATTATATAAATAGCATCATTGATCGAATTGAGGACTTGGTTCTGGTGGCTCAATCCCAGAAACCAATCGCAGGGAACAACATTCAGATAAACTTCACGGCTCAAGGTGCGGTTATTAACGCAGTTACACAATGATTCGGCCACGGCTGTCGAAGGTGGCTAGTGGGACAACGCTGACCACCGATCTGGTTAATGACATTATCAATCGCACGGAATACGCCGCTGATCTTTTACGGCAATATAAGCTCACGGCTGGGAATGGAATGTATGTCGAGCCGCATTATGACGGGACGCGGGTTAGCTATTTACAGCCGGTGGCTGGCGGAGCTACTCCAACGCAACCGATTAGCCCTGCATATAGGATTGTTGGTTTTGCAACAGCAAGAACAATAAATCTTGGATGGGTTTATGATGGAACAACTTTTACAGATATAATCTATCCGGGAGCAACCAGCACTCTTCCGCTTGGAATTAATGGTAGAAATATTGTTGGAACTGCACCAAATCCTTCTGCAGCCCTGCAGGGCTTTTTATATAATGGTTCATTTATTGATATAGACTACCCCGGGGCATCGATCGGTAGTGCAATCGGTATTCAAGGCTCAAACATTGTTGGGGTTGCAATTGTAGGTGGAGTTAATAGGGGTTATTTGTATAATGGTTCAACATTTACAGATATAATTTTCCCAGGAGCATCAAGCACTAATGCTAGAGGTATTGATGGTTCAAACATTGTTGGAATTGCGGTTGTGGCTGGTATAACTAGAGGTTATTTGTACAATGGTTCAACATTTACAAGCATAATTTATCCCGGGTCATCGTTTACTTCCGCACTTGGATTGCAAGGCTCAAATATTGTTGGAGCTGCAACTCTAGGCGGAATAACTAGAGGTTATTTGTATGACGGCTCAACATTTACAAATATAATCTATCCCGGAGCATCAGAAACTCAAGCCTTTGGAATCTTTGGCGCAAATATTGTTGGAACTGCAACTGTGGGTGGGGTCGGAATAGGCTTTTTATACAACGGCTCAACATTTACAGATATAATTTATCCTGATGCTACAATTACCAACGCCTTTGCAATCGGCTAAAATTGACACCTACTTACCCTAAATGGCCTCTACACTAGACCTATACATCGACACCTCTTCTGGCCAGCTAATCGACGGCGGGAGCGTAATCGGCGGGGCGTTACCTACATTCACTAGAAACGATGCCTACACGCTCCGCTTGCGGTTGCTTGAGAAAAAGGCAAATGGTTCGCTGGATGATATTGATTTTGGAAGCTCAAGTTTAAAGGCTGGGATAGGTAATATCGAGGAAGTACCCTCCGGGGGGTCGTTCAAACTTGCCATTAACGGAGTCACTTCTTCCGCAATCGCATATAACGCAACCGCCATATCGGTTTATAACGCCATTTCCAACAATGTTTCTACGGTGGCTTTGTATGGTGCTGGTACATACGGTTCTTATCTGCTCACAGCCACCCAACCAAACACGGCTATGTCCTTTAGCCCAGATACATTTACGCTTTTCCCAAGTAGCTCAGTGCTGATTAGCACTCGTCGCAATCCAGCTACAAGCATAGAGGCACAGCAAGTAGTCAAATTAGTACGCAATCCTATTGTTTATGCCGACACCTTTACGGCCACGCCCACGGCTGGCGAGCTTGCCCTTACTTTATTACAAAATGGAACGTCGGCCTTAAACGAAACTTATGAACTAACAGTCGGCCCACTTGCTAGGGGCGGATCGTTTGCATTGGTCTTTGGGCCGAACGCCACCACGGCAATCCCTCTTTTTCAATCGGCCGTATCTGTTCAGGCAGCGATTTCCGCTGGCATCAATACGATCACTTCAAATATCAGCGTACAAGAGAATGGAAAAGGCGGGTATATTATTGGATTTACGGGACGCCTTGGCCTAACAAACATCACCACACAGCTCGCGTTAGATGCCAGCGGAATCCAGTTTATTCCAATGCGGCAAACCACTCTCACTATTAACACGGCAGAGGTCGAAGATGCGTTTGCCGTTTCTGGTGAAACCACTATCACGCCCACTTTGGAAATTGAGCTTACTCAAAGCGGAACTCCGAAAACAATCTATCAGGGAAGCGTTACCATACGCAAAGACCTAATCACCGCAGGCTCTACTGTTCCGGGTGCGAGAGATTCTTATTACACAAAATCAGAGGCTAACGCACTTTTTGTCGAGGATTCAGCGACTAATGTTGATGCAACAAATAGAAGCCTATACGCAAGCGATGGCAACCCCACGCTGGATTGGAATAATAGAACTTTTGTAGATACTTCATTAAATGAGGTTTTGGTTTTTACAAGCGGAATCAAATTGCAGGGAAATCTTGGTTTTTATGGCAACACCCCTATCGCCCAACCCGCCAACATCAATGCCGTATCGGGCTTAATCAATGTCGGTCTTATTGCCAGCGGGACTACCTATGGAGTTCTCCCGCAATCCACAGAAACCATTAACGTAACAACGTCATTAAACTTTGGCTCGGTTGGAGCTAATTCCAGCACATCTATCACGGTTGCTATGACTGGGGTGAATCTAAATGATTTGGTATTGCTTGGACTTCCGAACGCAATTTCGGAGGGATTAACATTTTTCGGCCATGTAGTCGCCGCCGATCAAGTTCACGTGGATGCAGTCAACGCAACTGGTTTAAGCAAAACTCAATCTGCCGCGACTTTCCGAATCACCGTCATCGGCTACTAGCCCTTGACACAAGCCATCCAGAAGTATGGCCGCTGGCGTATATAATCTCACTATCGAACAAGGCGTGGATCTTGCCTTGGAAGTAGCGGTTAAGGATGGCACTGGCGCAACTTATTCCCTTGCTGGTGCAACCGCCGCCGCTCAGATCCGCGACACATATAACGGCAATTTGCTGGCGTCATTCGCCGCCGTCACAGCTACTGGCACGACCGGCAGTCTTACCCTGGCGTTGAACGCAGCCACGGCCTCCGCCCTACCTATCAGCGGCGGCAAGTGGGATCTACTACTTACCACATCGGCCGCCACTAAAATCCGCCTTTTACAAGGATCGGTCACCATTGCAGGCGAGGTGACTGAATAATGCCTATCACGGCGACAGTCTGCGGGCCTGCCAGCATCACGGTTGCCGTAGGCACTCCCATCGTGACGGGTGGAGCAGGCGCTGCTGGCGTTACTACTGCCGCGGCCGTGGCGCTGGCGATTGCGTTGGGATGACAAGGAGCACTAGAAAATGAAACAGATCTGGCCTGATTATTCTTATTCGCCCACCACTAACGTCCTTACGCTCACCGGGCTAAACATCGATCGCGACCAGCTCTTGCTTGTAACCGCAGCGGATCGCGGGCGGATTATGTATAACTTTGCCGATAGCTCGGTCACCGCTTCCGCCTTTACCTCTGGGGCAAATACCGCACTCACCCTAGTTGCAACAACGGCCGGGCTAACGACCACGGCCGCCTTAGTCATCTATTACGACGATCAGGTGGCCAGCAATTCAGTAACTGGCACTGTTGAGTTAGGCCCAACATCTCTTAACGCGCTAGAATCGATCACCGTTACCATGGGGCAGGTGACCGTCACTGGCGGCCTGACTGACGTGCAGCTGCGAGCCAGTGCAGTTACCGTTGGCGGGACGGTGACAGTTGGAAACAGCTTAAACATCAACTCGCTGCCCGACATTTCTGGCACGGTCCATATTACAGCCCTGCCTTATGGCACAAATAGCATCGGTTCTGTGACGGTTGGAGGAGGTTTTATTTCCCTAACGACTGGAACTAGTCGAATCGGAGTAGTTACGGTTGGAAATTCAGTCACTATCGGAGCTGGGACAGTCACCATCGGAGCAGGGACAGCACAGATCGGAAGCGTCACGGCTTCCATTAGCGGGACTGTTCCCATATCCATTTCATCAGTTACTGTTGGCAACTCCATAACCATTTCCTCTCTCCCCGCACTTGTGGCTGGCACAGCTCAAATTGGCTCAGTCACCGCATCTATCAGCGGAACTGTTCCCATCAGCATTTCCTCCGTCACGGTTGGCAATTCGGTGACCATCGGCTCCCTCCCTGCGATTAGTGGCACGGTTACGGCCAACACCTTCGCCCTGCAAGGCACGGCAGTCACCACCTCTAACTTCACTAGCACCACGGCCTCTACGGTGCTGGCTAACTTCAATGCAACAAGGGAAGTTCTAACAATTTTTAATGAGGGAGCTGGCAACCTTCATATTTGTGCAGGGGCAACTTGCACAACCATCGCCTATCAAGTTCGCCTATCTTCTGGGGATTACTACGAAGTGCCAAATCATCAAACGAGCCTTACGCACTCTGCTGTATTTGCGACGGCTGGCACGGCACGAATTTGCGAAGTTACCTAGGAGTAGGCGATGCCTCTTTATCGCTCAACCTTTAGCGTTTTCATTCCTACTGCCGATGCCGATGCCGCCTCATACATATCCAGGGTTGGCATCACAGATTTGCAGGGGCAGATAGACATTCACAATTTTGTAAAAGAACTAAAAAACCTTGGACTCTATACGCTATTAACTTCGATCTATCTATGTCGTTCTCGCCACAACAAAGGAAGCGGCACAACTTTATTTGATTTGAAAAACGCCTACGACCTTACCGCTGTTGGTTCACCTACTTGGTCTGATCTTGGTACTTTTTATGCTAGTGCTGGAAATGATTACCACGGCTCTGCTTCAATCACGCAAGCTGTAGCGGCATCTATTCTTCAAATTGGCTGTTGTGCTAGAACAAGAATAATCTCAAACAATCAACGAGTAATGGCTTATGACGGTGGGGCGAGTAGCGATAATTATTTTCAAATAAATTTGGACAACAATGCAAACTCTCAATTCTATGTATTTTACACTAGAAACTCGACTACATATTTTCCGACATCTGGAACTTCTACAAACAGAAATTCGGCTTATCAATCCTTGCAAACCTCTATGGGGGCAACTGTTCACAGGCAGATGATTAACGGGCAGCTGGTTTCAATCACCCTCGCTACTTCAAAAAATCCTACTGGTACGCAAACATTCAAACTTGGCTCATCAGCAACATTTCAAGGGTATATAGGCTACGCAAATTTCGGCACTCAAGAATTAACACTCCAACAATTATCCGATTTAGAAATGTGCTACAACAATTACATCATGACTGGGTTGATGAGATAATGCCCCTCCTACTCATCACCCTCTTGCTCTGCTCCTGCTCGCCAAAGAAGCACACGGAGAACAACGCCCTCCCAGATTACGGGGAGATGGGGGCTGCGGCCGACGCAGGCCAGGTGAAATGAATGACTGCGCCCGACGATCGCAACACGCCCGGCTGGCGTGAGTTTACTGCCAGCCTGCGCTGGCTTGAGGCCGAGGGATACATCGAAATGTTTTACAATGAAAAGGGCGAGGAGATGGTTCGGATCGCGGAAGGCGCAGAAACGGCCACCCTATGAGCACCGACCAAGTCGCCGAACTTTCGGAACGGTTGAGCCTAGTGCGTGAAAGCATTGCAAGAATCGAAACCCGCCAATCGGTAATTTTAGATTTACTAGAACGCTCGCAGGCCAGCCTGGGCGAGTATCACGGCCGTCTAACCAACATGGAACGCGACGCTCACACGATTAAGACGAAGCTGTGGCTAGTGGCTTTAGTGTCCGGGGCAGTAGTCAGCACCGCCTGGGAATTGATTAAGCGTCGTTTCAGCCTTTGACACCCCGCTAGGGGCATGGAAATCATCAATAATATACTAACCAACTGGCAGTCCTATCTTGGCGCCTTGTCGGCCGTGCTGGTCGCCGCCATCGCGGTCGCCTCTCTTATCCCCGGCGACCAGCCTGAGAAAGCCTTGCAGGCTGTGGTGGACGTGATTTCACGATTCTCGCGAAAATAGTCGCAAATGATCGCCGGCATACTAACGGCGCTGGGCGGGATAATCGGGATCGTGCTCTGGTTCTTAAAACGTAAAACACCGCTTCAGCGCAACTTTGAAGCAATCGAAAAAGAACGCCGCAACAGGCAAAGAGACATCAATGACTGGTGGACGAAACGCCCTCCTACTGATTCTTAGCCTTGCGCTGTGCTCTTGTGCGACCACGTCCCAAACGCAAGACGGCCCGCCGCCAAGCCCGGACAGCATCTCGTATTTTATCTACGCCTGGGACAAAGCCGAACGCACCAATCCCCCATGCCCACAGGCTTATCGAGACTTGTTTGCGGAATCGCTCAAAGCGCTTTCTGATAGCCTGGCAGAAACTCAACGCGAGCGAGCCAGGCAGTGACCAGCCTCAGTGAGGCAAGCTCCCGCACCTTGCGGGCGATTGATTCCCTAGACGCCAGCTTTCAAAAGCAGGTCAGGGGATGGGTGAATGAGATGGTCACAAGCCGGATCGAGCCGCTGATCTACTGCGGCCGTCGCACCATGGAGGAGCAGGCTGCGCTCTATGCGAAGGGCAGGACGACTAGCGGCCGGATCGTGACTAAGGCCAAGCCAGGCGAAAGCTATCACAACTATGGCCTCGCGTTCGATTGGGTGCCGTTAAAACAGTCAGGCAAAAACGCGGATCTGTGGATCGCAGACTGGGACAACGAGACAGCTTTCCGACTTGGCGAGCACGTGGGTATTTCATTCCGTTTGGCTGGCATTAGCTGGGAAACAGGCCACTTGCAAAGCAGTGACTACAAGAGCTGGCGTGACATTCCACGCGGGGGTGTGGAACAAGTGCAGGTCAAAGACATCCGCAAAAAGAGCAAGGCGACCAGCCTAGTTAGCAGTCGCCCGTGGAGTTCACGGTGACGCCCGAGCACGAGAAGCATCTGGCGGGTATCATACGTGATTTAAGCAAGGATATAGACGCCAAGTATCGCAAAGGGCAAGAGGAGCACGGTGGAGCGCTTTGGCGTAGACCTGTGTGGAAAGATGCCTGGATGGAGGTTCTGGATCTTTGCACGTATGTACACACGTTAAAAATGCAGCTCTCCGTGATAGCCGAGATTGCGCTAATCGGAGCGAGCGATGAGAGCGTGGTGGCCGCACAATCGCGTGAGAGTTGCCGTCAGATTCTTGCCGTGCTGGAAGGATTCCCGTCGGCGGCAGATAAAAAATGAAAGTCATCCGCAAGTGGAAGCGTTGGCTGGCCGTATCGTGCAGCCACGGACACTTGGCGAACTTGGCCGCCTGCAAGGCTGCTTTAGAGATGAAGCGGAGGTGGCAGCCAGATATGACGCTACACCTTGGCGATTTTGTCGATCTGTCTGGGCTAATGGGTAGCGCAAGAAAAGATCCAGATTCTCCCGAGCGCACCGCATCAATCCGCGAGGACTTCGACGCTGGCCTTAATTTCGTTCGAGAACTTGCGCCACGCTACATCTTTGAGGGAAACCATGAGCACCGCCTAACGGCTTTACAATACTCGCCAAGCGCGATTGTGGCTCACTGTTGCACGTCTGCTAAGTCGGAGATCTACAATATGTGCAAGGATCTAAAGGCGCAGTATGTCTCTTATGATATAGAGAAAGGCTGGCGGGATCTTGGCGGGACGGCATTCGGCCACGGGTTTATGTTTTCAGAATCAGCCGTGCGCGACCACGTAGAGATGGTCAGAAAGCCTATCGTCATGGGCCATTTGCACCGGGTGGATAGGATCGCAGGCCGTAGCATTGGCGCACCCGTGGGCTGGTCGATCGGTTGCCTAGCCGATATTCCGAGCATGCACTACGCCCGTCGCCAGCGATCCGTTACCAGATGGCAGCACGGGGTGGCGTGGGGCGAGTACGTAGAAGGCGGGCAGGGATGCACGGTGAACGTTCTATCGCCCGTGGGAGGGGTATGGCGTTACCCAGTGTAAAGTCAGATTGGGCGACTGTCCTAACGGAGTATGTCGCTGGGTATCGGCAGGAGGTAGTACCCGATGGCTGGCTAACTAAAAACCAGATCGCCGAGCTTTGGGGCAAGTCGGCAAATTACGCAAACAAGCTTTTAGCTCATTTAGTTAAAGACGGCAGGGCCGAAAGAAAAAGTTATGTAATCCGATTGCCTCACGTTGATTCAAGCGGGAAAAAGTTTCTAGGCCATTGCCGCAAGGTGCCGCATTACCGCCTTATTTCAGGCAAATCGCCCAAATCCTAGCAGCCTTGCGACTGGACGTGCAGGGAAGGCTTTGGCGCCATCGCAAATAAATTTCACAATCGGATGCAGAAAACGCTTGCAGGGTTATTTTCTTTTCGATAATAAATCACACAAGATGAAGCCAGCAGTTCCGATAATAGACTTTTCTCAGAGCGGAAACGGGGTGATTCTAGATCAAGTCGTCAACCCATTAACTGAGCCTAAAAAGGCTCATTACCAACAACTAAATTTAAATTCTCGGGGCGGATACGATTTAACGCCCGAAGCGTTCGTTTATCACCCTAACCCCGCCGTGTGCCGTATGTGGCACGCCCAGCACGAGGCCAGCAAATGATTTCGTGGGAAGTTATGCGGGATCTTGCCCAGGTATCGGCCTTAATTCTTGGCTGGCTACTGGCGATTGGTTGCGGAATTACCGGCCTGACCATTGGCGCCGTGATCTTTTTCTGGGTCGTAGATTTTATCCGCAAGGAGTTTCTGTGAGCGTACGCGACCTAGAACAAGAGGGCGTATTGCCAGCACCCGCCGCCAGTTACGGTTCTGGCGCTTTGTCGATGACGATGGCGCTGATTGATCTTCAGGCAAAAAACAAGGAACTACGCAATCGGCTGGAACGCATTGAGGACATCATTAAGGGGCTAATCGAAAAACAAGGGGCAAGCCTGTGAGCGCATTGGCAAAAAAATTCGTCGTGCTTTGGACTGTGGCTGGTGGCCCGGAGCTAGTGGCCGAGCACACCTTTCATCCTACCCGTAAATGGCGTTTCGACTTTGCCTGTAAATCCGCCCGCTGTGCGATCGAGCTGGACGGTGGTGCATTCCTACCGTTTGGCGGCCGTCACGGTCGGGGGATGGGGATGGTCAAAGATTGCGAGAAGTACCGAGCAGCCGCCGACCTAGGCTGGCGCATCTGGCGTTTCACAACCAAGTGCCTGACGGCCGAAGCAGTGGCGATTACTGCCAAGTCATTCCGCCTTTCGATGAAGGAGAAAACAAAATGAGCGAACCAAAGGAACCAACCAAATTTAACAACGAAAAGCCGGACTACGAAACCGAGGCTTACGAGCGCGAGGAACGTGACTCGGATTACGACTTCCATCGCTTCGCCGATTACTACGGGAACAACCGCCGGGGCTGATTATGACCGACCTAACGAAATTCCGCCTAATTGAAAACATTGAAGTCATGGCCTGCCGCAACTCAGCCGAGCGGGTTGTGAAGGCGCTCAACCGCGGCGAGATCAACCAGGCAAAGCAACTGGCCCGCAAGCACGAGATCGCTTGGCACCTCGCCGACCGTGAGTTCCAAGACCTTAAGCAACCCCACCGAAACAATGACTTTTGCGATGATGAGTAATCGCAAATCCAAGAAACAAAAACAAAGAAACAATAAACAAGAAAGGGAAATCCTAATATGCCAATAGTAGCAAGCAGAGGGGGAACATATACCCCCGCACCCGAAGGGAATCACGACGCAGTGTTCTGCGACGTTGAGGATCTCGGCGTAGTAGAAACGCAGTATGGAAAAAAGCATCAGATCCGCCTTGTCTGGCAGATCGCTGAGAAGATGGAGGACGGGCGGCCGTTCACCATCGGCCGGCGTTATGGACTGAGCCTGCATGAGAAAGCAGCTCTGTTCAAAGATCTGAAATCCTACGCCAAAAAGGCGCCACCGCAGAATCTGGATCTGGAAACGCTTATCGGTAAGCCGTGCCAGATCCTTGTCACACATGCGGAGCGTGATGGCTCAACCTACGCAAACGTGCAGGCGGTACTGCCTGCCGGAGCGAACAAAGTGAAAGTCGACAAAGACTTCGTCAGGAAATGCAATCGCCCTGGCGCACCGAAACCAGCCGTCGTGGAACTAGATGCCGACGGAACACCCGTGCCGTTCTGAGCACTTGGCCGAGGTGGTTCTATCCCTCCTTGGCCAGAAAGAATACCAATATGGAAATCCTAACTTTAGTAGTTCAAATCGTATTCCCCACAACCGCAGTCGTGCTGGCCCTAATGACCATGCGGCTGATTAAGGATTGGCAGTAATGGCTGCGCTTATTGCCACGGCAAAGACGGAGTCGTCGCACTATTACCTGGCGTCGGGTGAGTCGTGCCACGGTGATCTGCGGTCTGCCCGCAAGGTGGGAGCTTATCCGTCCGTGACCACAATTCTCGGAGCGGCTGGCCCCAGCAAGCAGGGCTTAATGAATTGGAAGGAGGAGCAGGCGATTCTATCCGCCTTGTCGCTACCACGGAACGATGGCGAGGCCGACAGTGATTTTGCCAAACGAGTTGTATTAGACAGCAGAAAGGAAGTGGAGGCCGCTGCTATTAGGGGCACTCAGATTCATTCCCTGGCTGAAATCATAATCAACGGCGAGGAACCCGGTGAGCTTGTGAAAGGATACGAGCCTCACTTTGCATCGCTTAAGGAATGGCATAAAGACGTCACAAAAGTACACGCCAGTGAATCGGTGATGGTGAATGAAGCCGAAGGATACGCGGGCCGGGTGGATCTTATCTGCGACATCAACGGCGAGATCGAGGTGGTGGATTTTAAGACCCGCAAATTTAAGAACGGCAAGGCGGCAGGCTATGAGACTGATCTGCTTCAGCTCAGCGCCTATGCGTACGCTTTCACGGACGAGCACATGGCCTGTCGCAACGTTCTGATCGATCCAGTGACGGGGCAGTTGGCCGAGGTCAAATACACGGCAGAGCAGGTCTGCTTTGCGTTCGAGGCGTTCACGTCCATTTGCAAGGTGTGGCGTTGGCTGAAGAAGTACGACCCACGGGAGGTGCGTTGTGATTGAAATCCTACCCGAACAATCCACCCAAGAGCAGTTACTGAACCGCGTGCGCTCATTGGCCCGTGAGCTGGCTGAAGCAAAGGCTGCGCTGGCGGCTGCCGAAGGACGAGAAAACGATCTGATCGATCGCATCAGGAGCGGGCTATGAGGACGCTGCTTTCAATTCTCGCCCTGCTTGGCTTTACAACAACAAAGCTAAGTAACGCACTTATCGATCTGCGCCCGATCGCCAAGAAGATCGACGTGAAGAAAATCAAGGTTCGCATCACTGGCTACTGGCCGGGTGAGGATGAGTGGAGCAGCCGCTATCAATCGAGCACTGGCACCAAGTTGCGTGCTGGTCGTCACTGCGCCGTCGATCCAGACATCATTCCGCTGTGGTCAAAGATCCGCGTGATGGGCGGAAAGCGTGAGTGGGTGGCCGTGGATACTGGCACTGCCGTTAAGAGCAAGAAGGCAAGCGGTGGAAAGCTTCCCGTGGTGGACGTCTTTGCTGCCAGCGAAAAGCAGTTCAACGCGATGCGATTGCCGAAAGTGGCGATGGTAGAGGTGATGAAGTGAGCACGAAGGCCGCCACGTTTGCGTCTAAGCGCAATCGGGCTGCGGGCCTTGGCGATACTCGGCCGACGTTCCGCCGCTTGGGCGTGATCGCTGGCATGCTACGCCGGGATCTAACGCTGCCTAGCTGTGCCAGGTTGGGCGTTAAGCTCGAATGTAGCTACAAGACCATCCAGCGGGACATCGATCTGCTGCGTGACTTCTTTGGCTATCCCCTGCAATACGACGCCAGCAAGTACCAATACAAATTGGCGGGGCCACTGCCGAAGGCCGTGCTGTGAAATTTAGCAAACACATTTGGGCTGAGTTAAAGGTTGAGTCAGAAAAGTTAAGGCGTTACCCCGGCCATGCTCTGAATTGCTACATCCACATTGATTCTGAGGTGTGTAACTGCGGAACAGAAGAAGTGCAAGAAGAGCTGGCAAACGAAGAAACCAAAGCCGAGACGCGAGAAGATGATTCTTATGAAGGAAAAATCTATGACATTTGAGCAGATCCTTATCATGTTTTCCGCCCGAGTCATCGGAACCTACACGCCGGAGCAGTACGCCGACTGTGTGCGAGAGGCCCGTGCCAATCGCCACAGGTGGGGAATGGGGCAGTGGTGAAATTATCTGATAGGATAAATAACAGATCTCAAGCCTGGCTGGATGAGGCTAGAGACAAGAAAGAAAAGAACATAGCAGAACAAGAGCTGTTTATGGCTGAAGAAACGAAGGCAATCGAACAACGCAAAAAACGTACATCTAAATTTCGCAAAGAAAACAAACCCTTTGATTGCATTCACAACAAACACATGGGCTCGTTAGCTGTTCAAAAGCTTATCACAGAAGTAATGCAAAGAGGGGCGAGCTGTTCGGTTCCGATTGGTGACGAGCAAGCCTATGACGTTATTGTAGATCCAAAAAACGGATTATTAAGAGTTCAGGTAAAAAGCACATGGTCTTGTGTTTACAAAAAAAACGGAGATAGGTGCGCCAACAGGTGCAGAGTTATTATTGCTAAAGGTGCTGGATGTAAAACGCCATACGGCACTGACGATGTAGATGTTGTAGCTATTTATGTTCAGCCTTTTGATCACTGGGAGCTTTTATATAGCGATCAAGTAACCGGTGTTTCTTTTAGCTTTAATTCTAACCAACTAAATCCGACCAACTGGGGAATTCTTGGCCTATGAGCGTTAAGCGTTTAACCTGGCATCTCGCCGTACTCGAACGTGCGAAGAAGAATTTGCTCAAAAAGCAGTACGATGCAGTACGCGCCCGGCTGGATCTGGCAGTTCTTATGGCTACGGAAATGCTGAAGCAGGCCGAGGACTATAAGGCCAAGGCGATGGAGGCCAAAAAATGAAACTTCTTTCAATCTTATTCTATTACTTAGGAGACATGGTCAGCCACACGATTGCCCGGTGGAGCTGGGGCGGGTGGCTGTATCAAAGGCTGATGTTGTTGTCCGTGGACTGCGACAAGGACTTTGAAATTTGGAAGGAAGTGAAGCCACGCAAAAAGAGGAGAAAACGCAAATGAAGGATCTAGGCAAAATTACTTTTGGCAAAGCACGCCCTGCGCCGAAGCAGGTTCTAGTCGACGTAACCTATGACGCCAAGACGGCAAAGGCGTTGCACGCATTTGGACTGAAGCAGTTAAAGAAAGATCAAGAGGCAGTGATCGAGTACGTGATCGTTAAGGCGCTAGGGGCGTTTGCTAAAAAATGATCGCACCCCTACCGCCCGCAATCGAAGCCATCCATCGCAACGGGGCCGCTGAAGGCGAACGCAACACGCAACTTTTTAAGCTGGCGTGCCAGTGGCGTGATCAGGGCCTGACCGAGTTCGACGCAACAACCAACGCAGAGGAGTGGGCCTATAAGGTGGGGCTGTCGCAGAACGAGGCAGTATCGGCCGTAAAATCCGCATTTAGCAAGCCAGCGAGGGAGGCGTGGAAACCAAAAGCCAAGTATGGTTATCAAAATGGAGCGATCGTGCGTGAGGATCTGCCAGTACCGCCTATGCCGATCAGCGTGGAGAGTGGGCCGGTCGATAAGTTCCTGACTACGTGTTTCGACGTGGGTGATTACATTAACATCTGCCGATCGATTAAAGACAAGGACGGCCGGGAGCGGCCGGATGGTGCAGGCGAGACGCGAAGCCGTGAGGAATGGCTAGAGCTGTTTAAGGGCGACGGATTGAAGGAGTGGCAAGGCGACGCAGTGGGCGTGTATGTATCGATCAACGCTAACAACGGAAAGAATCGGAAAGCGGAGTCGATCGTGAAGTACCGCCACTGCCTAATCGAGTTTGATGAAAGCACGATGCAGGAGCAATGGGCGATTATTAAACGCAGCGGGTTGCCTACGTCGTCGATCATAAAGAGCGGGGCACGCAGCCTGCACGCATGGGTGGAGATTCGGGCAGCCAATGCCAAGGAGTTCGCTGAACGTGTGGATTTTATCTACAAGCACCTAGAGCACAGCAAGCCCGATCCGGCGAACAAGGACGCAGGCCGGTTGTCGCGGTTGCCCGGTGCGATGAGGACGGCCACAGGATTACAGCAAGAGTTAGTCGAGTGTGGCGCACCGACTTTGACCTACATGGAGTGGATGGAGCGCACGATTTACGGTGATATTCCTGAGCCGTATAGCTGGGAGCAGTTGGTTAATTTTAAGGAGGATGCCGACATAACGCAACTGCTGGGAAAGCGGTGGATATGCCGTGGCGGTTCAGCGTTGTGGGTGGGAAGCAGTGGCCTTGGAAAGAGCGTGCTGTGCTTACAGGCCGCAATCACCTGGGCGGCCGGGCGTGATCTGTTTGGCATTAGCCCACACGGCAAGCCGTTGAAGTCCTTAATCGTTCAAGCAGAGAACGACGAAGGAGACGTGGCGGAAGCGTTGCAGGGCATATTGAGGGCACTGGATTTGACCGCAGAGGAGCTGGATCGGGTGAAGCAGAACATTGTGATTGTGCGTGACTGCACGTCCACGGGTGAGCGCTTCGTCGATAGGATGCGTCGCCTAGCTGAAAAGCATAAACCGGATTTAGCCTGGGTAGATCCTTTGCTGGCGTTTATCGGTGGCGACTTATCCAGCCAGGAGACTGCCGGTGGCTTTTTGCGTAATTTGCTTAACCCACTCGCCCTATCTGGCGGATTTGCTTGGATGCTTATGCACCATACCCCGAAGCCAACACGGGATGGCAGTGGTTACCAAGGGCACGACAAGGCGTATAGCGGATTTGGATCGAGCGAGCTGACGAATTGGGCAAGAGCCGTTTTAATGCTGTCTCCTTGTGGCCAGGATGAGCAAGGAACGTATACATATAAGCTTGAGGTGACCAAGCGCGGGAAGCGGTCTGGCTTGCGTCCTAGCGTCACTGCGAGCGATTTTATAGCCAGCAAGACGCAGCCGTTAGTTCACTTAAAGCATGCCGACAGAGGGATGGCGTGGATTGAAGTGGGAGCGCCTGAAAAGTCGGTAGGCAGAAAGGCTATGTCGATCGATTGGGGCAAGTTACCAGAAGGGGCTAAATACAGCCAAGTGGTCGCATTTGTACAGCAGGCCACCGGGTTGCAGGAACGGCAAGCGAAGGCCCGTGTGAAGCAGGCAAAAGAGGACGGTTTAATCGAAGAAACTGAGGCTGGTTTATTCAGCAAAAAGGTGACAAATGAGCCCTTTTGACGTTAGTGCAGTAACCCTTATTGCACTAGTGCAGTATTGCGGAGCATGTAGGTGCAGTAATAAAGGCCCTTTAGGGCCTATTATTGCACTAATGCAGACGGCCGTTTCCATTATTGCACTAACGACTGCACTAGCGAGTTTAATCTAATATGATAGATCAAGAAGCAATCGAAAGAATCCCAGCGGTTATTCCGCATCCAGCAAGCATGATCGACAGCTTGCAAGACTTGGTCTTAGAGTCATGCGATGACCTAAAGATTACGGTCACCACCTCAACGGTTGCTACTATCACAAAAGTTATAGAGCACTTAATGGACAAGTCTGCCGATCACCCAGCTATGGCTAACCGAACGGACACGCTGGGGCATGCGGTCTTAAACATATCCCTTAACCGTTCGCCTGAATCAATGACGGCCGTGGCTAAGAGGTACGGCATTACCAAGCAGGCGATCAGTAAGAAAGTCACAGAAGTCTATGATCGGTTAGGTATCCGAGCGCGATCGCAGAAGAGCGAGAAGGCCCGCGAGTCCTACCGAAAACGAGCATACCGCGTCCACGCCAAGCGGCGGCGTGAAGCGCCTAAATTTAATATGGCCGCATTAAAGAAAGGTATTAAGAAATGAAATTACTATCTGTAATAAACAAACTAAACGAAACGCGGGACAAGGCGATAGAGCTGGTAGGCAGGACGATCTCACTGGCATCTGACGCCGGCGAGATCATTGCGGTTGCACGCACTGAGGGTAAAGACGTGCAGGCGATATGTGAGGAGGCAGGGATTACTGAGGAGGTTGGCAAACGATATGAGAAAGTCGCAGCAACTCAGAAGCGATTGAGTAGTGGCGATGCAGACCCAAGCCTTATGCGTCAGACATATCTACGCATCGGCATATTGCCCGACCCCATCACGATGAGCGAGCCAAGCGAACCCAAGCATTTCCTGTTCCCCATTATGAAAGCAAGGCAGTGGCTTGCGTCCAGGGGCGCAAAATTTATCGCCCAGGATAAGGCGCTGAAGGAGCAATTCCTAGCGGAGGCCGAGCCGATCGTGAAGGCGTACAACGACCTGCGGGGGGCGGCCTAGTTTGGCCAGCTTGCTGAAGTGACTAAGGAATCTTTTTACAAACCAAGGCGGATCGGGGTGCTTGCAACTGTCACCTCTTTTTCGAGTGGTTTGTAAAAACATAGTTAGACCCTATGGGACGCCGACCGAACACCGCAATCCTAGCTCAAGCCGCTGCCACCGGCGTCGGTTTGCGCCAAGCCCGGCGCCAGCTTGAGAAAGGGCAGGCGGTTGCGGCCGCAAAGCCGATGAAGCCGATCGCCGGGATAGGATTAGACGGCGAGATCGATCGACTTGAATCACTGGCCGCTACCCTGGGCGAGGCAGCCAAGGAGGCGAGCGGGCCGGAGCGGTCGTCACTGATAGGCGATTACACCCGCGTCGTGGAGGCACTGCGAAAAATGAAGGGCGATCGTCCTGATATTAACGAGGCCGAGGGCAAGATGGTTCCGATCGATGAGGCAGACAAGATACTGGCACGCCGAACCAACGCACTAATCCCGCTGCTGCTCGGCATGCCCAAACGCCTAGCGCCTATCTGCGCTCATCGGCCAGCAGCCGAGATCCAGAAAGAGGTGGAGAACGAGGTGGGGCAAGTAATGCGACAAGTGCAGGCAGCGCTGTGAAGGCGGCCGAACAACTACTAAAACGCGAACGCGATCGATGGAACTTCGAGCCACCGCCGTCGGTTATCGAGTGGGCGGAAAAGAACATCCAGCTAGATAGCAGGATCACGGCTCGCCCAGGTCTTTACTCAACCAAGTACACACCCTACGTCGCGGGCGTGCTTGAGGCATTGGCGGATCCGGGCGTCCATACCGTTAGCCTTTGCTGGGGATCACAGACAGGCAAAACGCTGACGCTCGCCATCTGGCTGGCGTACAGAATCGCCAACGATCCAGCGCCGGCATTACTAGTAATGCCAAACGCAGATCTGGCCAGGAGCTACAGCGAAACCCGACTGACTCCGATCTTTGAAAAGTGCAAGCCAGTAAAGGCGCTGTTCCCATACGACAGCGACGATTTTAAAATCCTAGAGATGCAGTTTACCAGCATGACTCTCAGCCTGGTCGGATCGAATAGCCCGGCCAACATCAGCTCACGTCCGATCTGCATTGCGGTATTGGACGAGCTGGACAAGTTCGCGCCACCAACCGAACGCGAGGCGGCCGCCTATAATCTGGCGCTGGAACGCACAAAGGCTTTCCCAAACCGCAAGCACGTCCTGACTAGCACGCCGACGTTAAGCACAGGCGATATATGGCAGAACTATCAGGCAGGAACGCAGGAAACTTTCCACGTCCCTTGCCATGCTTGCGGTGAAATGCAGGCGATGGAGTTTGGGCAAGTGCGATGGGCAGACAGCGCACGCAATCCTGACGGTAAATGGGACTTACAGAAAGTGGGCGAGACGGCCGCCTACCATTGCACAAAGTGCAACGAGCCGTGGACTGAAGGTCACAGACGATCAGCCGTTGAACAGGGCAAGTGGGTGGCAGCAAATCCAAACGCAGAACGTGGCAGGCGAAGCATGCGACTACCAAGCTGGTATTCGCCGACCGTCACATTTGCCGACTGCGCCAAACAGTTCCTAACTCAAAAGCATTATCTGCACGGCTTGCAAGGATTCGTGAACGGATGGAGTGCGATGCCGTGGGAGGATCAGTTTGATGATGATAAAACAATCGACATTCCCGCCGGCGCATTTGCGAAAAAGCAAGATTGGGAAACGGAACATATCAAACTGGCGGCCATAGACAGACAGATCGACGAGTACTGGTTTGTGGTAAGGGCATTCGCCAGGGACGGAACGAGCCGACTAATCGACGAGGGCCGGGCGAGAACGATCGAGGACGTGGCACAACACCTGCACACGCTAGGCGTTCAACCTAAGCACACGGCGATGGATAGCGGATACGAGACGCAAGACTCCTACCGAATCTGCGCCCGCTATAAGTGGACTGCATTAAAGGGCGAAGAGCGCCCAGCTTATTGGATCGAAACGCCCCGTGGGCGGATGAAGTCGGTACACTCGGCGGAACAACCCACTGACGCGGGCTGCATGCTTCTGCTACTCAGTTCGCCAGCCTGTCAGGATCTGCTGGCATGGTTGCGACGAGGGCAGGGGCCACGCTGGGAAATTGCGCATGACGTAAGCCCAGACTATCGCGAGCACATGAGCAGCCACAAAAAGGTTCATCGGATTAACCGCAAGACAGGGCGCGACCATTACGAATGGATACGGATCAAAAGCAGGCAGGATCACTTGTACGACTGTGAAACATACTTGGCTGGCTTTGCCGTGTACGGAAAAGTGATTAGGCCGACCGCTTCACTGGATGAGGAATCGTTGACACCCGTGGCGACGTGATGGCTATTTCCCGCAGACTTACGCGGGCAGTTGCGACGAACTACCTGGCACAAGCCTCTGGGGTTACCGCAAGCGCCCTGACTAACCTTAGCACTGACCGCAACGCGGCAATGACAGGCGCAGCATCAGGCCGTGCTCTGGTTGGATCTTCAGCGGGCGGGCAGTCGGCCAGCTTTCAGATTGATCTTAAACCGACCGAACGGGTTGAGTTATTTCAGGCCGCAATCGATTACCTAAATGGCGTACAGGTCACACGCACCAGCGCTTCATTTTCTTACATTCTGGATAGCTGATTATGGCACAGAAACTTTCACTCGTGGCTCGGATGGGCGCAGGCATTAAAGCGTTTGGAGCTGGATTCGGTGCAGGCATCAGCACGTTCCAACCTTACGAAGGCGCAGGCTTTTCCCGTAAGCGCCCCGTCATCTATGGCGCCCATGCCCGCGATTCACGACTAGATCTAAACGAAGCGACACGAGTTGAGCTGCTAAAGCTCGCCCGGCACATGTACCGTAACGTCGGGCTGATTAAAGGGGCGGTGGATTCGATCGCCACCTATTCGATTGGCCCAGGACTCCGGCCGCAGTATCGCGGTGCAAATCAAGATTTTGGCAGATTGTGTGAGGAATACTGGCGCGATGTGGTAGTGCCATCGCCTGAAGTTACTGGGCGCATGACTTGGACAGACATACTGCTTGCACTATCGCGATCGATCGACGTGGATGGTGATGTATTCGTCATCATGACGGAAAAGGGTAAGCTGCAAATTGTCGAAGGTCATCGCGTTTGCGAGGGCGATGACTACGGAACTTCTGACGGAGTGTTCCTCGGCAAGCTTGGCGAGCCTACTGGATATTTAGTTCAGACTGGCGAGCTGTATCGCAAGCTGGGCGCAGATACCGTCATTCATTTAATGGAGCTCGAACGGCCCGATCAGATTCGCGGAGGATCCTCACTCGCTCGCGCATTGAATCACGTCCGCGATCTCAAAATGCTGGGCGAGTTTGAGAAGGATGCTTTGAAATTGCAGGGATCGATTGCCGCAGTCATCACCACCGACCAAGGCGACGAGCTGGCAGGACAGGGTGGATTCTTTGGAACCGTGCAGGCTCAAGATACTGGCGAACCAACAATCGCCCGCGAGGAGATCACCAGCTCGGCAACCATCCCACGCCTTTCACCTGGCGAAAAGATTGAGATGATCGGGCCGAATAGACCGCACGCTGGCTTTGAGCCTTTCGCCAAGTTTCTGATTCGTGACGTGGCCATGGGCCTCGGCTTGCCGGTTGAATTTGTTTACGACCCAGCCAGCGTCGGCGGTGCAGGGATGCGGTTTATTGTGGCAAAGGCACAGCGCAGATTTGAACAACGGCAACGCCTGCTTATCGACAGATTCTGCAACCGCGCATGGCGATACTTCATCGGCGGCGCGATTGCCAACGGCGACCTACCGGCCGTGGAGGACTACGCAAAAGTTACGTGGCAGACTCCGAAGTCGCTGACCGTGGACGCAGGGCGCGAGGCGATGCAGGCACGCGAGGACTACAAAGCAGGCCTATCCAGCTTGCAGGATTACTTTGGCGAACTTGGCCAAGATTGGGAAGAGCAAGTCAGGCAGATCGCAAAAGAGCGTGAGTTTGTCGCATCAATTGGAACAGTCGCACCCCAGACCGACGTGGCGGCCCCGGTGGAAGTAGTCAAAGAAGCACCCGCAATCGACGAACCCACGCCAGTTAATCCTGAGAAAGATCCGAACGCTGGGCCAGATGCGGAACTAAGCGCAAAGGTTGAGCTAGATTTGCCAACACAAAACGCAGGCGAGACTGATGATAAGTTTATGGATCGCTGCATGGGTAATCCCACAATGGTGTCCGAGTTTCCAGAAAACGATCAAAGGGCAGCCGTGTGTGCCAGGCAGATGAAACTATCCGCCAAGCCACAGACAGAATCTTTCACCATGCGGGACGACCCAGACTACAAGCTCAGCGACAAAGAACTAGACATGATCGCGAGCGCAATCGGGCTTAAAAAAAAAGAGAAAACAGAATTAGCTAAACCTACGGCCGGCATGATTGCCGAAGCCAAGAAGGGGCTAGAGTGGCGTCGGGAATACAAACGCGGCGGGACTGAAGTGGGCGTGGCTAGGGCACGCGATATAATCAATAACGTAGACTTTCCAGACGAGACCATCGCCCGCATCAGCTCATACCTAGCTAGGCATGAAGTGGATAAAAAAGGCGAAGGGTTTAACCCTGGCGAACCGGGATTCCCATCGGCAGGCCGGATAGCTTGGGCGCTTTGGGGTGGCGATCCTGCCCAGAGCTGGGCAGCGGTACAGATGCGCCGGATCGCCCGCGAGATGGCGGCACGGCCGGGGCCGAAGTCAGCCAGCCAAACACCCGCGCCAGCAAGTGAACGTAAGAAGGGCAGTGATACGAACCCAGCCGGCACAGCCTCCACTAGGTCAAAGGCAGGGGATATTGAGATCAGCGAAGCCGTTGAAGAAACTTTAAAAAACAAAATAGCGGATTTTAAAAAGCGCCATCCTAATCGCAAAGCGCCCACCCTAGGGGCGCTCAAGAAAGTTTTTCGCAGGGGTGCTGGCGCTTTCTCAACCAGCTTCAGGCCAACGATCGGCGGGGGAAGGCCCAACAGCCGGACAGCCTGGGCGATTGCTAGGGTAAACAAATTCTTAAAGATGGCAGGCGGTGGCGAGGTAAAGAAAAGCTACCGCGAAGCTGACGGCGATCTGCTTTAAAGTTGACGTTTGCTCTGGCCTATATGGCCAACAAATTAAACGGCGTTTCTATTTTAACGGTTGGAGAGGCTAGGGGCCACAACCTCAAGATCGACCAAACCTCCCTCGAGCAAGCGCTCAAAGTGGCGCAAAGCATGAAGCGGATCAAAGTGACCATGGGCCACGGCGCACCCGTCACTGGCATCCTTGGTTACATAGATAATTTTTCAATCAAAGGCGACCGCCTATTGGGCGATCTAAACCTCTTTAACACTAACGAGGCGCAGTTTGTCGAGCAGTTGGCCCAAGTGTTGCCCGAAGGCTTTGGCATCTCCCTTACCTTTAGCGGCGTGCCTGAGATTATGGGGTCGGAACGCTTTGCCCGGGTGACTGAAATCTATGACTGCTCAATCGTTTCTGAGCCAGCCGCCAATCCCGCAGGGATGTTTTCTGCCTTCTCAGCAGTTGACATGAAAAAACTGCAAATGAACGAAGCACCTGTCGAAGTAAAAAAAGAGCTGAGCGAGCCTGCCGTCGTGGCAGTTCCCGCACCCGAAGCTCCTGCCGTTGAAACTCCCGCCGTCGTCGAAGCACCGAAAGCCGAACTGGCTGAAATGCCCGAAGAGAAAAAGGACGAGCAGAAGATGGCCGAGCCTACTCTGACCGACATCGCGGGCATGTTGACCAAACTAATCGGCATGCTGACTCCCAAGATCGAAGAGGACGAAGATAACGAGGAGATGGGTTACAAAAAAGAAGAAATGTCCAAGGCCGATGACAAAACCGTGACCACTTTGGAAAAAGCCAAGGCCGACGCTGCTGGCGCAGTGGCGGTTCCCGCTGAATCGAGCCAACCGCTCGGCCGGGCAGAAATCCTCAATCAATTCAACGCGGAAAAGAACCCGACCCGTCGGTCGGAACTGCTCCGCAAACTCGGACTGTAATCCAGTCCACTAGGAGAACACTACAATGGCCAACACAATCGGAACAACGAATGCGAACGTAATCGCACAGAGGGCGCTCGAGATCCTCGTGGCGGATTATTCGTTCCTTCGGAATTCAGTTTCAGATTTTTCTTCTGAAGCTGCTAAATACAACGCCTCGATCTTCACCCACCGCATCTCTGCGACGACTGCCCAGGACTATTCCCAGGCTAACGGTTACGTAGCGACTGCGACAACCCAGACGGACGTGCAGATCACTCTCAACAAGTTCAAGCACGTTACCTACTCTGTGGACGATCAAGAGCGCACCAGCTCCAACATCAACCTCATCGAGCGTTTCGCCGGCGCAGCCGCGCACGCCCTCGGGTTGCAGATGGTTGGGGATCTGTTGGCTCTCGTGACTTCCTCCACCTTCACCAATGCGTTGACGGTTGCTTCCAGCGCCTTCTCCTACCGTTCGGTAGTGTCGGCCGGAATCACCCTCAACAGCAGCAACGTACCAGTCAACGGCCGGTACGCTGTTCTTAACCCTAGCTTCTACGGCGCACTCTTGAATGATACGACCGTCGTGGCCAATCCTCAGATCACTGGCGACCTCGTTCGCACGGCTGGGATCGGAAACGTGGCTGGATTCAACATCTCGGCCTACAGCGCAATCCCAAGCAACAGCATCACGCTCGGCGGTTTCTTCGCCCAGCAGGAAGCCTTGTTGATCGCGGCCCGCGTTCCTGAAGTTCCGACCGGTGTTCCCATCCCAGGGGACATCTCGATTGTGACGGAACCCCGCACAGGACTTTCCGTCCAAGTGCGCGAGGCGTATTCCGTCCAAACGGGACAGCTCAGCAGAACCTACGCGCTTATTTACGGCGTGAAAGCCGGAGAACCCGCGAGCTTGGTTCGTATCAACGGTAGCTAATTCACTCGGGGAGGGCGGTGGGCTGAAAGGCTCACCGCCCTTTCCACTTTAAGAAATCCTAACATGTCTGAATTTACAGAGTGCCTAAAGGAAAGTCTGGCCGCTCTATACGATCAAACCGGCACGGCCGCCACTATCGGTTCCACTAGCGTTACTGGCATTCTCTCGACAATCACCCGCAAAGAAAGCGTGGAGCTGGGCGGGTTTGATCTGGATCTTAACTCCACCTTTACCATCGACGTGGCTAACTTGGCAACGGCTCCCACGATTGGATCGATTCTGCTGGCCAACTCCGTCAGCTATCGGGTGGCGTCGATTGATACTTCTATCGGTAGTTACGTGCTTGGGTTGCGAGAGGTTTAACCGTGGCCACTCGAAATCCTAAAATCTCCATCTACGCTATCGCCGGGCACGAGGCGCAATTCATGGAGCGCTTTGTAACGGCATTTTTACCATATTGCGATGAGCTGGTAATTTGCATGGCTCAAGGCGCAAAGCCTGACGACGGCACGCGGGCGATCGCTGAAAAGTCAGGGGCTAAGATAGTTGAATATAAAAATGCACCCGCAGGGGCGAGCTGGCCGCACGTCGATAACTTTGCCGCCGCCCGCAACACCGCGCTAGATGCCTGCACTGGCGACTATGCGGTCTGGGTCGATTGCGATGACTTGCCACATAAAGACCTCAAAAACGCTTTTAAAAGGGGCGTAGAAGCGTTTGAGCAGAATCCCAAGCTCGGCATCTACGCGGGCGTCTATGACGTTATAAACGCCAAATTAAGGCCAGTACGTGAGCGCATGGTGCGGCGTATAGACGGCGTATGGTCTGGGAGGTGGAACTACGCCGTCCATGAGGCGCTGTTGCCCAATGCTGGGCTAGAATCTGTGGGTGAGCAGGCGGTATGGGTAGAGCATCACCCAGGCGGATATAAGCCAAACAGCGCCGATCGTAATCTCCGCATCCTTCAAGGCCAGTTAAGCGAGGCGGGCAAGTATGCGTACTACTACCAGCAGGAACTTTTCCTAGGAAATAGGCGGGTTGAATCGGAACCATGGTCACACGTTGCGGCCGTCTGGCCGGGGCAGGAGGCAACGCTGGCTTACGAAGCCGCCTGCAATCAGGCCACGGCTACGCAGGATCGCACCGTCAGGATCGGCCTATATCAAAAGGCCCATCAGATGAATCCTGGGCGAAGGGAAGCGATTTACTTTTTAGCCAGGGAAGAGGCCAGCGTGGGTGCGTGGTTACAGGCTTATCACTTGCTGAAATCGGCCATGGTACAGCCCGATCCGGGCGTAAAGATCTGGAACGCCCAGCGCACCATTTACGACTTTGAGTGCATTGATCTGTACCTAGCGGCCTGCAAAGCCGTGGGCGATACGGGTGAGGCAGAAAAGATTGAAAAGATGTGGCGGGCACAGAAGCCGGTGAAGATTAGCGTCTGCCACGCCACGCGAGGCCGCCCCCAAGAGGCCATTAACGCCCGTATCTTGTGGATGAAAAAGGCGGCAGATCCAGCGTCAGTTGAGTGGATTTACTCAGTCGACGATGACGATCCTAAAGCCGACATGCTGAAAAATTGGGGAATCGTAAAGGGTAAGGGCGGGTGTATTGCCGCATGGAACAGAGCGGCCGAGGTGGCCCGTGGTGAAATTATCATTCAAGGCTCCGACGATTGGGATCCTCCACTGCACTGGGATAAGATAATCAGCGACAGGATTGGCGATACCAGCAAGCCCAAGGTGCTGGCTATATCCGACGGCCATCGCAAAGACGATCTGCTGTGTATGGCAATCCTCACCAAAGCACGTCTGCAAGATCAGGGCGCAATGTTTGCCGCTGAATATGACGCATGCTCAGGAATTTTCAGCGATAACGAATTTTCCAAGAGAGCTGCATACGACGGCGTGATCATTCCTGCTAAGGACATCGTATTCACTCACAATAATCCGCTATTCACGGGCGCAGCGCAGGATGCGGAATTTAAACGCCACAACGCCAAGGAGAACTACGAGCTGGGCGAAAAGATATTTAAGGAGCGGAACCCGTGATTCACACGCACAACGCACTGCGTTTGGGCGACAATTTGGTGCAGTTAAACTTTCTACGTCGGCTATGCCTGCAAAATCCAGATCTTGAGATCACGCACTATTATAACCCTGGGCTGTGTAGGTTTGAGGAAATTGATGCATTGCGAAGCGACATGTCTTTACGCCTACACATTAGGCCCATCGATCAAGCGCCGGCCAATAGCATTGATTCTTGGCGTAATGCAGGCGGATATTGGGAGAGTCACCCAGATAAATTAAACTTTGCCAAATTTCATCTATGTTGGTTTGAGGAACTGGCCAGCAGGATGTGCGTAAAGAATCCGATCGGGAAAGTCGATGACCTCCTGTTTGACTATCCGGCCTTAGATTCTTTCATTCCGATGGCGCCAGATTGCGACATTGTCGTGATAAATTCGCCAGGGTTGTCTGGTCAATTTACAAACTTTAACCCCGACGATTTTCGCAACCTAGTATCTAAGCTAGTTAGCAAGGGTCATCGTGTAATTAGCACAGTCGCTACTGGATTATGCCCGGCATTTGATGGCAAGAATGTGACCTGGATAGGGGCAACGGCTGCCAAGGCAAAAGCTGTTATCGGAACATCCACCGGTCCGAGCTGGCCGTGCCTTAACGTTCATAACAAAAATGCCTTTCACCTGCTTTGTGGAGATACCGAAAACGTGATTCTTACTGAGCGCGGGCAGATGGCGAGAAGCGCATATCATGCAATTCATATACTAGAAAATGAGGGAATATTGTGAACCTTACAAATCGCAAAAAACTAATTTATCGAACAATAGAAATCGATTACAAGCAGCAGCATCGCCACGCCTCTGGATCCCTTTCAGCACTTCCAATTATGCTGGAAATATTTGAGCAAATGAGGCATGGCTCGGATATTTTTATTTTGTCAAAGGGTCATGCCGCTCCATCTTATTACGCAATCTTAGAAGAACTGGGATACAAGCCAGATATATCGCATCCGCATCCATATAGAAACCTAAAAGAAGGAATACCAGCGACAACAGGGTCACTCGGTCACGGACTTCCTATTGCGGTTGGGTGGGCGCTTGCAAACAAAATCTCTGGGAAAAATGATCGCGTCTTTGTTTTGCTGGGTGATGGCGAAACTCTGGAAGGAACAACCTGGGAATCACTAAATCTCGCAAAATCACTTCAACTTGAAGAGCATCTATTTGTTCACATTGATTCTAACGGCTGGCAAGGATCTTGCCGCACAATATGCAATACAGACGACATTATCCCTCATATCTATCCAGTTAAAATACATAAGACAAAACGAGGCGCAGGGGTACGGATACTTGAGGAAAATGAAAGTTGGCACACTCACACAATTACCGACGATGAATTTCAGGCCATGATTGAGGATCTAAAATGAGGTGGCCTTTTGCCCAGGCCGTGACTGCTCTGGCCGAAAGCGATGAGCGCATAGTATTGCTGATAGGCGATGTTGGAGGAGGATTGTTTTCAACCTTTGCCAACAAGTTTCCAAAACGATATTTTAATCTTGGTACTGCAGAACAATCATTAGTCGGAATTGCATCAGGCATGGCGCTGGCAGGTCTAAGACCGATTGTTTATTCATTTACGCCATTTATTTTAGAACGAGCATACGAGCAAATTAAACTAGATGTCTCGTTGCAGCGTGCTCCTGTCCTGCTTGCAGGCTGGCAGGACGAAGTCCACGGTCTTACGCATCAGTCGCACAATGCACAACGTATTGTCGCAACTATTGATGGGTTAAGAGGCATTTATCCTCAAAACGCCGAGGAAATCCCATTGGCGATTGCCAAACCCGATGAATGGCCTGCATTTATTCTGCTAAAATAAGAAAGAAAAAAAATGAATAATCTAACACCAGATGAACAAAACGTAGTCTTTGGTTTAACTAATATGCATGACGGACGGCAACAAACACTGAATCGATTGCGATGGGAAGTTATGCAAAATACAGGTTTACAAATAGCTGGCAAAACAATCTTTGAACCAGGGGCCGGGATAGGAGATCAGACGGAATGGTTGTTAGCTCAAGGCGCTAGCCGCGTAATAGTGAACGATGGCCGAGAAGCTAATCTAAGTGTTATTAGAAAGCGTTTTATCTCAGATAATCGGGTAAGTACAATTCTTGGGAACATCGAAAACTGCTTAGGATTACAAGAATTCCTAAATATTAAAGCCGATATGGTTTTTTTATGGGGCGTATATTATCATGCCAACGATTCTTTGAGCGAGTTTGGAATTCTTAAAAGCCTAGCACGCATCGCTCCAATAGTTGTATTTGATTACTTGGAAAGCGCAACTGGTCAGGACTGGATCGAATCATACGATTACGATCACCCAACCACTTCTATTTCAAGAAAATCACCGCGGCCTACTTATGACACGATGATGTCGGGAATTAGAAAAACATTTGGAAACGCATACGTGCCGGTAAAGCAATTTGATTGGTTCGATTTCTGCGCCCCACAAACGCCAAGAAAAATAGCAGTTGGATCAAAACATCCGTTAAATCTGCCAGGGCTTATCAGCGCATAATAATGAAACAAAATAAATACAGCGATTACAAAATCTTTTCATTTCAAGAAAAGATTGCCAGCTTTCGCGACGATATTATTACCGCTCCCATCTACGTGCGGATCAAGCCGACAAATATCTGCAATCACGCCTGCCGTTTTTGCGTTTATTCAGATGGCACAACTCGGCCCAAGGATCGGCCTGATTTGCACCTACAGGCTGGCATGCACACCAGCATGAACGAGCGGGACGTGATGCCACGAGATAAGGCACTAGAACTAATAGAGGATCTTTCAAACATGGGAACAAAAGCCGTCACCTTCAGCGGTGGCGGAGAGCCTTTGCTGCATAAAGACATTGTCGAGATTATGACTAAGACAGTTTCGTCTGGGCTGGATCTATCCATTATTACCAACGGCCAACTGCTTGCGGGAGAAAGGGCTGAAGTATTGGGCAAGGCAAAGTGGGTTAGGATTTCGATGGACTACACAAGCGCAGAACAGATGGCGTCCAGCCGTAACGTGCCGGACAGATCGTTCGATTCGGTGATGCAAAACATAAAAAACTTTTCAAATACCAAAACGGAAAGCTGTGATCTTGGAATTAACTTTATTATTACCCGCTATAATTACGAGGGCTTAGTTCCATTTGCCAAGCAGCTTAAAGATTCAGGCGTCAGTAACGTTCGCTTCTCGCCTGTCTACGTTCAGAACTTTAAGGACTATCACAACACGATTGCAACTAGGGTGCGAGAGCAACTAGCCGAATGCCAATCCTTTTGTGATTCAGATTTTACCATTAACACGACCTACGATCTGGATAGTCCAAGTAAGTCGCCCGTTCGGCCATTCCATCGCTGTCTCTACGCTCAGGCCGTTTGCGTGGTAGGTGCGGATCTCAATATCTACGCATGCCACAACACTGCGTATAGCGATCACGGCCGAATTGGGTCGATTAAAGAGCAATCGTTTAAGCAGGCTTGGTTTAGTGACGAAGTGCGTAAATGGCATAAAACATTTAACCCTGGCGTCAGTTGCCTGCACGAATGCGCCAATCACGCCAAGGTCGCACTGTATGAAAAGCTGGCCACCGATAGTCACGACGCCTTTGTGTAACATCTGCTCTGGTGACAAGAATCTAGTTATATGCCCGCCGTCACCATGCTCGATCGTCTAATTGAAGCTGCGTTTCAAGAGCTTCTAACTACAACCGTTACCGGGGTGACCTACCACTTGTCGCACGATAAGACGGAAAATATGCCGCCATCGATCGTCATTAAGGCCACGCTAGGAACGGAAGAGCCGGTGCAAGGATCTGGCGTGTTTAGCGTGCCGGTTGAAATTGTGGTGGACGATTCATATGACGACACAACTGTGGACGCCCATACTCAAAAATGCTCCAAAGTACTACAGGCTTTTTATGATTCCAGCCCGCTCGCAACGCGATTAAACGCTACCACCGCCATCGGATCTGCCCGCTGTTATAATGCGAAGCTGGAATCAGTTGAGCCAGAGGCCGACGATGAGGAGCGCACCATGCGTCGCACCTACCGGCTGGCAGTGATTGCCATGCCCAATTCCATCGCGAGTTGACACAAAATTTAAGGCAATATGGCAGCCACATTAATCGGAACTTCTAACCTACAATTCGGTATCACTGCTGAAGCTGGTGGGCTTGTGCAATCTTTCACAGAAACTCGTAACGCCGAACGTGCAGAAGTTCGCAATTCCAGCGGGGAAGTAGTTGGAGTTTCCGTCTATAACGCTACTGATACATTCGCCTTTTCCACCACGATCACAGGTTCTTATGCCACTACGGCTGGAGCAGTCCTCACAACCTTGGCCAACGCAGCCAGCACCGCCGGCAAGATCATCGTGGATAGCGTCACGGTTAATAGGGCATCGGACGGGTTTGTAACCGTGGACGTATCTGCGACTCGATTCCCCAACATGACCTAACCCGCCCCGTCGGGTTTTATGAGATCCTAAAATGGTTGATAGCTTTTGGGGAACGACAAATATAAAAGTAGCAGCGGCCGCCTCGGCCTTTGGCGCAAAGTTGCGCCCGATGGATCCTGTCACTTGCATTATTAAAGAAGATACAGGCCAAAAGCAGTTCACGTTCTGGTTCACAATATCCGGCGGGGAAGAAGCAAAGGCTGAAATGGAGCGCACCTGGGCAAACATGAAGTCGGACGAAGAGTCTCCAATCCGATATGTCAGGGCAGCGCTCGAGAACAGAGAGACGCTTCTTGGATTGATGCGATCCGCAGAGCCTATTATTTCGATTCAACGCGGTGGGCAAACCTTGCTCGTCAGTCAGCGGGCCAGCCCAGAGCTGAAACGAGCGCTGCTAAAAAAACTATGAGCGAAGAAAACTTGCAACAAGAATTAGATCAGGCATTCATATCGCCAGATCGATATTTCAAAGATCAAAAACTCGCTCCATATACAGAGGGCAGTCGCCTGCTGATGATTCAAGTTCGCGACGAGGCCGACAGCCCTATTTTCTTTGTATATGCCTTTGTATATATCCACATCCTGCTGGCTAAAAATCGTAAGGCAGCTCTAAAGCTGGCGTGGGATAAGGAGGGATTTCGAGATAAGGTGATGGAATGGTCTGAGACAATGACCGAACAGGATCGGGATACGGCCAGCCTTCTAGTTGCAAGCATTCTAAACGAATCCAACAAGCCTAAGGTTAATGTGATTCCGTCCGGCGTTCCGCAGCCGCCGGGAAACGAGTAACGCCAGGCGGAACCGCCTCGTGCGTGTTCGTCCTGGCAAAAGAGACGGGCTGGTCAATG